GCTCTGGTCCTGTCCGGGAGACATCGTACTCACACCGTTCTGTGGCGTGGGCAGCGAAGTCTATACGGCGGTGACGATGGGTCGGAAGGGCGTGGGTTTTGAACTGAAAAAGTCGTACTACCGGCAGGCATTGAAAAATGTTCGGTACGCCGTCAAGCAGAAGGAACAAAAAAACACTCGGATTTGAGGAGGATGGCGAGTGAGAGTCATAGTCGCTGGCAGCCGCGAATTTTCTGACTACAAACTGCTCAAACGCAAGCTCGACCGCCTCTTCAGCAAGCTGGACAAAAAGAAGCTGGTAATCCTCTCCGGCCACGCCGAGGGGGCCGACCGTCTCGGCGAACGCTGGGCTAGTGAGAATTACGTGACCTACGAAATCCACCGCCCCGATTACGACAAGTACCCCGGCGGGTCGGCCCCGATTGTCCGCAATGCCGAGATGGTCAAGGCAGCCGACTGCCTCGTGGCGTTTTGGCTGGGGGATGGCTCGAAGGGCACGGCGGACGTGATTATGAAGGCGAGAGTGAAGGGCATCCCCGTTCGCATCATCAAAGTGAAAGGTTGATTATGCCTGACAACGATGTCATGGAGCTGTTTCACAAGTATCGACCGACCAAGTTTTCCGAAATGATCGGCCAGTCCGTCGCCGTCAAAGAGTTGCAAGGATTCGCTAAAAAGGGAGCTTTCCCCCATGCCATCATGCTGATTGGCGGATCGGGCTGCGGCAAAACCACGGCGGCGAGGATCATTCGCTACAAGCTCAATCCGCATATCACCGACGCCGAGAAAGACCCCGATTACAAGGAAATCAACTGTGCCAAGGACGGCAGTATCGATATGGTGCGAGACATCCAGAATGACGTACGCCGGCTGCCGATGTACAAGGGCGGCAGCCGTATCTGGTATCTGGACGAATTTCAGTCATTGAGCCGGGCGGGCTTCGCTCAGCAGGCTCTGCTAAAGCTGCTCGAGGATACGCCCCGCCACGTCTACTTTCTCGTAGCCGCTACGGACCCTGATAAGATTATCAAGGCGATCCGCACTCGCTGCACCACGATCAACTTCGCCCCGATGACGGCAGCAGCGATCCGGGAACTGGTCGAAAGCGTAGCGGGTAAGGAAGGGAAGAAGCTGCCGGACAAGGTGCTAACTCGGGTCGTTGAGTGTGCCGATGGCTCCGCCCGGCTAGCCTTGAATATCCTGAACAAACTACTCAATCTCGATAATGAAGCCGACCAGATTGCCGCCGTCGTCCCCGAGGGCGTAGCCAAGCAAGCTGATGAGCTGGTCCGCCTGCTGGTCTGGCAACCAAACGTCAGCTGGAAGGACATCGCCGCCGTCCTCAAGGACGTGACTGACGAGCCCGAGCAGCTCCGCCGGCGTATCCTGGCCGTGGCCCGTGCCGAGCTGCTCAAGGCCAATCCCAAGACCAGCGGCCGGGCTTACGCTTTGATCTGTGCCTTCGAGGGGCATTTTTTCGACAGTGGCACCGCAGGATTGGCGAGAGCGGCGTACGAAGTGTTTTCGGACAAGTAACGATAATAAGAGTAGCCGGAACTACCAACCTAGGAGACGAGTCCATGATTCGGTTATTCTTGGTCAAAGTTGACGTGCCCGATGGAATCACTATCGCTGAGATGCGGGATTATATCGAGAACGCCGTACAGACGTGGTATGGCCAAATGGATCCCGATAGTGATTTCTTTCTGAAGTTTGATAGCGAATCAGTCAAAGTCAAACGGGTACAACAAGGGGACATATTGAAATGAGCGATTTATTCAAACTCGATAAGCACCGCCTTGACGCCGAGTGGACGGGGCAAGTCCAGGAGTTCGCCCAGGCCGCCGACCAGCTCGCCGAGGCCCGCGACGCCGAACGCCGGGCCAAGGCCAAGCTGGAACTGACCGAGGCTGAGGAGAAATTGGCGATCCGTCGCAATCCGCAGATCTACGGCTTCGAGAAAGTGACGGAGGGGACGGTCGGCGAGCTGCTGACCGTCAGCAAGAAGTATCAGGCGGCTTTGCGGGAGCATCTAGACGCTGAGCATGCCGTCGATGTCTACAAGGTCAAGGTCGATGCTCTCAATCAACGGAAATCGGCCTTGGAGGATTTGGTCCGTCTCCGCCTCGCGGACTACTTCTCAGCACCCCAAGCCCCACCGGAGGCCAGTGAGAAAATGAATCGCGTGCAGCAAAACCACAACAATCAGCGGCTGGCCCGTGCCGGTGGGAGGAGTAAATGAGCGAGGAGCAACTGCGAATAGTGCAGGCAACCTGTGCCGTAATTAGCACCGGGGTTACAGTGATGCTGTTCTGGGTTTTGATCAAATTCGTCCGCTCGGTCAAAATCCATATCCGACGACAGGGTGAGGGAGATGAATGGAAGCATAATGGGGAGGACGATGATGACTGATCTGGCCGAGTTCGTCGCCCTACTGGCCAAGGGGGCTGTCGCCTTCTTCGCGGCCGTCGTGGGCACGTTCGGCCTCGTGCAACTGATTACCTACGCCTACCTGACCGCGAAGTATCGTTTCGAGCAATCGCATCAACCCACTGACAAGGAGAAGACGAATGGCGACTAATGCCAAACGCGAACGTGACAAGAAGAAGGCCCGGATAGTTTCGGCTCGCAAGATGGCTGACACGTCCAAGGCCGGCGGCGGCTCCAAGGCATTCAAGGTGCCGCAGGGAGTCAGCCAGTTCCAGCCCAAGAAGGACACCGAGTACACGCTCGATATCATCCCCTACGAGGCCGGTGAGGGCAATCCGGGGGCCGATCCTGGTTTCCTTGCCGCCGGCCGGACCTACTATACGCACCGCGATATCGGTCCGAATCGGGACTCCTACGCCTGTCTCGCGGGGACGTTCAACAAGCCATGCCCGATCTGCGAGTATCGTAGCAAGGTCGTCGCCGACAAGGGCTGGCAGGACGAACTGGCGAAGGCACTGCGGGCTAAGACGCGGCAATTGTGGAACGTTTTCGACCACAATGACAGCAAGCGGGGGGTGCAAATCTGGGAGGCGTCCGACTGGGTTTTCGGCAAGCACCTGTTCGCCAAGATGGATCGCAAACCGGAGTACGAGACGTTCGCCAGCCCCGACGACGGTTATACGCTGATCGTCGGTACGACGGAGGAGAAGGCTGGCAGCGGCACGTTCGTCAATTGTGCCGACATCCAGTTCCGCAAACGTTCCGAGCCGTTGGATGACGATATTCTCGCCAAGGCGACCTGCCTGGACGAAATCATCGTCGAGTTGCCGTACGAGAAACTCAAGGCGATTTTCGAGTCTGGTATCGGTGGAGACAAGGCGACCGAGGAGGACGATGACGAACAGGAGGAGAAGCAGACCAGTCGTAAGGCCAAACATCAGGACGAAGACGATGAGGACGAAACCGACAGCGAACTGGAGGACGAGGAAAATGATGAGCCGCCGGTGAAGGCCAAGGGCAAGAAAGCCCCGGTAGACGATGACGATGACGAGGAAGAAGAGGACGATGAGCCGGCTCCGCCCAAGAAAAAGAAGAAGCCCCTCGTCGATGAGGACGATGAAGAAAGCGAAGATGCCGACGAGGAGGATGAGGATAGCGAGGAAGAGGACGATGAGCCGGCCAAGGCCAAGAAGGGCGGCGGCAAAGACCCCACGGCCAAGGAATTCGGCCTCAAGGTACATGACATCGTAATGCACAAAAAGTACGGCGAGTGTGATATCACCAAGATCAGTCCCGATGGCACGAGCCTGACGTTGGAAGATGAGGACGGCGAGGAGCATCGGGCCGTGGCCCCCAACGAGGTGAAAAAGGTTAAGACCCAGGGGGACGATGACGACGATGCTTCGGACGATGATGATGAGCCGGAGGAAAATCCAGCCAAGGGAAAAGCTGCGAAGCCCTCAGCAAAGCCCTCGCGTTCCTCCTCGGACGACAGCGAAGATGATGACGAGGAGCCGCTGGAAGACGAGGACGACGAAGAACCGGCCCCACCGCCCAAGAAGAAGGGCAAAAAGTAACGACTCCGATAATAGGTACGGAGTCGATCAACCAATCAGGAGTTTGTCATGCGAAAGAAAAACGCCGATTGTCTGTTGGCCGAGATCATTCGTCGGATGCGCTTCCAGTCCGATGAAGGTAAGCGTTACCAGTTGCAACTGCTCGCTGAGTCCGTAGCCTTCGAGTGGAAGGATCAGCGGCGAAATGAAGTCAGGGAGAAGATGGAAGGTCTGTGATCGAACCACGCTTGGGCATGTCGCAATCGGGGGCCGATAACATGCTCGGTGCTACCACGACGCCGTCCCGTGGGTGGAAAAGGACGGCATTTATGGGGTTTGCGGCGTGGACGGTGACACGCAATAGGCTCAGTCAAGGCCACTCCAACTGCTCGGTTGGCTGCGGGTACACCTGAGATGAGAGCAAGCCGGTTCGACTCCGGCCAGACCCCACTAGAAAGGAGCAAACAATGAGTGAATTGCCATTGAAATTGGGGGACACTGTTTACTATTCCGAAAATAACAATGTCAACTGCCCAATTGACGGGGTAGCAATTAATTCGCACTGGGGTCTCGGAAAGATAGTAGGGGTGCTTCCAAAAGGCACCTATCGGTTCCAGGTATGCTGGCGGAGTCGCGGCTGTACTTATTGGATGAGAAACCGTGATTTGCTCACCAAGCAAGAGTTGAATACGGCGTCTACCCCCTGCGAAATATGTGGGAGGATGACTCGGATAGAAATATGCCCCAAGTGTCGTCGGAGGAAATAAACGATGCCAAAGAAAAATACCGTCGCTGAAATCAAAGAGGAACTCCTGGCCAGCCCCAAGAAGGAGAAGCCTCGACCGCTGCTGTCCAGCGGGAGTACGCTCGTCAATCTGGCCTGCTCGGGCAAGGTCAGTGGGGCTTACTTACCCGGCCATTACTATTTGCTCGTCGGTGGGTCCAATTCGGGCAAAACCTGGCTGACCCTTGCTGCTCTGGCCGAGGCGGCAAACAATCCCGCTTTTGACGACTACCAGTTGATCTACGACGGCAGCGAGGGCGGGGCCTTGATGAGTCTCCGTCGCTTCTTCGGCAGCAAGCTGGAGAAACGGTTGAAGCGAGTCCGCAGCGAAACGGTGGAGGAGTTCTATTACAACCTGGACGACGCCTTGAATGCTGGTCCGTGCATCTACGTCGAAGACAGCATGGACGGGCTGAGCAGCGAGGATGAGGGAAACAAGTTTCAGGAGAACAAGAAATCATTTCGGGCCGGCAAGGACGCCGCCGGTAGCTACGGAGACGGCAAGGCCAAGAAGAACAGCAGTGGCATCCGCCAGATTCTGCACAAACTGGAGAAAATGGCCTCCCTGCTGTTCATCGTGGCCCAGACCAAGGCGAATATCGGCTTCGGCTCGCAGTTCAATCCGCATACACGGAGTGGCGGCCGCTCGCTGACGTTCTATGCCGCTATCGAGATTTGGACCGAGATTCGCGAGCAAATCAAGAAGCGAGTCAAGGGCAAGGATCGGCAAATCGGCATCCTGTCGAAAATTCATGTCAAGCGGACACGGTTGACTGGTAAGGATCGGACGGTCGAAGTGCCGATTTTCCACAGCCACGGGATTGACGATACGGGCTCGCTTGTCACCTATTTGATTGAGGAGGGGGCCTGGACGGAGAAGAAGGGATTGATCGAAACCAAAGGGGCTTTTCCCGACGGTAGCGTAGAGGACGTGGTTCAATACATTGAGGAAAACGATAAGGAGAAGGAAATCAGAATGCTGGCTCTGGAGACATGGGCCGAGATCGAAGAAGCAAGCAGGGTAGTCAGAAAGGCTCGCTACCAATGATAACTAAGCGGTGCGAATTGTGTGGTACTAAATACGAATCATTCGAGATTCACCGGCGTAGATTCTGCTCGGTAAAATGCAAAAATGAAGCAGTTTCTACGAAGGAAGAAGTAGATCGGCGGTTTTGGCAGCGAGTAAATGTTGCTGGTGATGACGAATGTTGGGAATGGAAAGTGGGGCCTAGGTACGGCCAAATGTCTATTAAACGCAAAGCGATAAATGCCCATCGATATTCAATGCAACTGCATTTAGGAAGAGAATTGTTAAGCAGCGAATGGGTTCTTCACAAGTGCGACAATCCCAAATGCGTAAATCCGAAGCATTTGTTCTTGGGCGATGCTTTGGTTAATTCCAAAGATATGTTCGCCAAAGGTCGTAATCGAGTTCCGCGAGGGGACAATCATCCTTGCAGGAAATTGACATCAGCCAAAGTAAAAACCATCAGAAAAATGCACGCGACGGGCAAATACACGATGGTTTATATCGCGTCAAAATATAATGTTCGTCCGAGTACGATTGAGAAAATTGTGAAAATGCAAAGGTGGGTGCCTCGTGAATAAATCAGTTTTAATTTTCGACGTGAACAACTTGGCAACACGGGCCTTCCACGCTTTCGGCTCCAAGCTGACCAAGGACGAAGTCAGCACGGGAACGCTCTTCGGCGTGCTGCGGGACATCAAGTCCCTGATACGGGAATTCGGCACGGAGCGAGTGGCTTTTTGCTTCGACCACCCCAAGAGCAAGCGGGAGGAAATCTACCCCGCCTACAAGGCCAATCGCAAGCAACGACCCAACTTCACGCCCGAGGATCGGATCGCCAAGGAAGCTTTGCGGGAGGAAATCGAGAAGCTCCGCACCAACCATTTACCCCGCCTCGGCTATCGCAACATCTTCCAGCAGGAGGGACTCGAAGCGGATGACCTGATCGCGGCCGTAGTCAACGGCACCAACCAGAGCAACATCATCGTCTCATCCGACAAGGATCTCTACCAACTGCTCTACGGCCGACGGACGATGATCTGGCGGCCAGCTCTGGGAACTACGCCGGGGAAGCTGATTACCGAGATGATTTTCGAGAAGGAGTACGGCATAGCCTCGTCCGCTTGGGCCAAGGTGAAGGCGTTGGCCGGTTGCAGCTCCGACAACATTCAAGGAGTCCAAGGCGTCGGCGAACTGCGGGCGATTCAGTATCTCAAGGGTGATCTGGGCGAGCATACGCTGGCGTGGAAGGCCATCGAACGGTTCAAGCAGACCGAGCAGTACAAGTTGAATAAAACGCTAGTTCGATTGCCCTTCCCCGGCACGCAGCCCTGTCCGCTGGTAGACGACAAACGTAATCGGCAAGCGTGGGACGATCTGTGCCGGGAATTCAGCTTTTCTTCGCTGAGGGAACTATGAGCGTCGTGCGTTGTTCGAGTTGTGGGACGGTCTCGGAGACAAAGGAAGCCGGTGATAACTGCACGGCTTGCGTATCTGGGGTATTGTCAAAGTATGCTGATCCAAAACCGCTGAAACTACCTTGTCAACATACTGGCAAAATTACGTACAGTGAAGAACACGACAATTTCTATTGCGACGAATGCAAGTCAGGGATGGGGGATGACTATTACACCAAATGGATTCACTTACACAAGTCGCCGAAAACATTGATCTCGGGCCAGACAATCGAGAAAGTAAACCACCCGCCACATTACGGCGCGGAGGATAGCCCCCACGAATGCATCGAGTGCTTGGAAGCGTGGCTGACCCGCGAACAGTACATCGGCTTTCTGCGAGGCAACGCCATCAAGTACCTGAGACGAGCCGACCGCAAGGGGGACTGCCTCAGCGATCTGAAAAAGGCACTTTGGTACATCCAGCGGGAAATTGCTTTGTACGAAACCAAGTGAGAGCATTCGCCGGGCGGCGTCCGTGGTCGGACTAGGTTGTCCCACTGCGGTTTCTTTCTGGGATATTATTCGCAACGAATAATTCGTAGGGTGCGAAAGGCATCCACCAGAATTGGAAGGAAGCGACGCCCGCCGCCCGGCGGGGCGAGTCAAAGGAGACAAGCCGATGACGTTGTATATCGGGATCGATCCGGGGGCGTCGGGCGGTTTGGCTTGCCTGACTATCAAAGGCGTCAATCGACTCACCGGGGTTCGGGCTGAGAAAATGCCGACTACCGACGCCGATGTCTGGTTGTCCGTACGTAATTTGCGAAGTAGCCCTCTTCTTGGGGAAGGGCAATCAATCGCCGCTGTTATCGAGCAAGTCGGCGGTTTCATCGGCGTCGGTCAGCCCGGCTCCGCAATGTTTAAGTTTGGCCAGTCCTATGGGGCCTTGCGGATGGCCCTGGTCGCCGCTGGCATCCCCTTCGAGACCGTCCCGCCGCAGAAGTGGTAGAAGGAATTCGGCCTGAGCCGCCGGCCCAAGGAAACCAAGACGCAGTACAAGAATCGACTCAAGGCGGTCGCCCAGCAGCTTTACCCAGAAAATGAACCTACTCTATACACTTGCGACGCATTATTAATTGCTGAGTATTGCAGAAGAAAGCATGAGGGTTTGTTGAGATGAAAAATAAACTCAATACAGGAGTTTACCGAATACTCAATTCGGTAAATGGCAAATCTTATGTCGGGAGTACGTCCAAAGTTGGATTTCAAATTAGATGGACTATCCACAAGGAGGAATTGAGAAGTGGCAGGCATCGAAACCGACATTTGTTGGCGGCATGGCGAAAATATGGGGAAGAGTCTTTCGAGTTTTTAATTGTAGAACGATGTCAGCCAGAAAATTGCTTGTCTAGAGAGCAATTTTGGATGGATAAGGATAAAACGTATGAACGACGTTGCGGATACAATTTAGCCAAGAGTGCTTGGAATTGCTTGGGTATGAAACGCTCGGCTGCTACAAAAGCACGATTATCGGAGTTGGCGAAAGGCAATCAACGATTTTTAGGAAGGCGGCATACAGCGGCATCTAAATTAAAAATGTCTCTGGCTCAGAAAGGCAAAACGATCTCCAAAGAGACGTTGGCAAAAATGTCCGCTGCCAACAAAGGAAAAAAATTATCGGTGGAAACGAAGGCTAAGATGTCGGCAGCCAGAATGGGTATGATTTTTACAGCCGAGAGGCGAGCAAATATATCAAAAGCCCTTATGGGCAAAAAATGGTCCCCTGCCCAAAGAAGAAATATAGCACGAACAAAATTTAAAACTAAGATAAGAAGAATAGGGAGAGCTTTTCTACGAGAACGAGCCAACGCTAGCGACTTGTGACGCCCTTTTGCTAGCTGAATTTTGTCGACGGAAGCACGAAGGGTTGTTGTCGTGATAGAGAAGCTGGTTCTGAAAAATTTTCAACGGCACGAATCGCTTACCATCGAATTCGATCCCCAGATCACAACATTGATCGGACCATCGGACGCCGGGAAGTCAGCGATTATCCGTGCCTTGCTCTGGCTCGCGACCAATCGACCGGCCGGCGATTCTTTTGTCCGTCACGGTTCTGAATTGGCCTCCGTCTCCCTGTGGGTCGATGGCCACAAGATCACGCGGCAGCGTGGCAAAGGGGTCAATCGTTATTCCATCGACGGCAAGGAACTGGCTGCCTTCGGTCAGGGCGTGCCGGAAGAGATCAGCCGGCTGCTCAACATCGATGAGATAAATATTAGCCGTCAGCACCAACCCCACTACCTGTTCGCTGATTCGCCAGGGGAAGTAGCTCGTCAGCTTAACGCCGTGATCAATCTTGGGGCCATCGACGCCACCCTCGCCAAGCTGGGGGCCGAGCTACGGCAAGCCAAGGCCGTAGTCGGGGTCAGTGAGCAACGATTGGCGACGGCACGGGCGGATCGGGACCGGCTGGCCTGGGTTGGGGAGGCCGAGCAGTCCCTATTATTGTTGGAGCAGAAAATTGAGGCAGGGCAGGAAATCAGGCAACGAGCCTCCCGCTTGGCCTCTCTGCTCGATACCAGCAAATCTGCCCAACAGGCCAAAGATCGGCTGGCGGAGGCCGTCCCAGCAGCCCAGACGGCCGCAAAAGCAGCTACGACGGCCTTTGCCTGCCGAACCAGAGTGGAGCGATTACGAGGGTTTGTAGAGCGTCTGGAGAGGGGGGAGCAAGAGCGATACCGGGTACAAAAAGAACTGAAAGCAGCGGAAGCAAGTCTGGCCGAAGCTCAGCAGGCCCGCTGCCCCCTGTGCGGGAGAGAGTAATGGAAGAGCCGTGTGAAAAATGCCAAGGGACGGGAAAGATAAAGCACGAATGCCGAACCTACCAACTGAAAACAATCAAAGATCACCCTTGCAACGTCACCGATTATATGGATGCGACGGGCTCACAAGGCTACACCGTTCAGCAGTGTGTTGTCTGTCAACGGGTATTTGGTACACGGTGGCAATTCGATGCCGGAACGGGTAGCGATTGCCATGAGAAGGATTATGGCATTGGCGATCCGTTTGTATTAGTCAAGGAGCGGCATTACTAGTGTCCAAAATAATCGCCGTCTGTTGTGCTGATTTGCATTTGAGCCACAAGGCCCCTGTCGCCCGCTCCCCAGAAAACTGGTATGCTGTCATGGAACGGCAGCTCAAGCAACTCCGCGAACTGGCCGCTGAGTATAACGCCGTAGTTATTATTGCTGGGGACATTTTTGATAAACCATCGGCCGGCCCCGAACTCATCAATTTTACCTTGGAACACCTAC